TGGGAAGGCGAACCGATTTAAATTAAAGGAGAAAGTGATATGTTAAATCTAAATGAATTGTTAAACGGAGATACAAGACAGATGTCCCATGTAGGAAGGTACTCTTCTATTCCGTGTGGTAGAATTGAAAACGTAGCTGAGCATAGCTACTACGTGGTATTCTACGCGTTGTTAATCGCTAAGGATCTTGAAAAAGAAGGATACAAAATAGACTACTACAAGCTTCTTGTATCCGCAATTATTCACGACCTCGATGAAGCCATCACAGGCGATATCATACGCACGGTAAAATACTCAAGTGAAGAGCTACGGGATATGCTTGGGAACGTCGCAAATATTTATTGCCGGCATACGCTTCGCAAACTTGATCTTGAAGAAGCTGAAGTACTTTATGATCTCTGGGAACGGGCGCGGAATATCGAAACAGTCGAAGGACAGATTCTTCAAGTATGTGATATGCTTTCGGTGGTTGCGTTTTGCATTGAACGTATTCGTTCAGGGAATTCATATATGCAGACGATTCTTCGTGGCGCGTATGAAAATTTCTTACGAAAATTAACTACGCCCGTCTACTTAAGATATCAGAGCCAGATAAAAGAGCTCTGTGAAAAATATTATGGTGACGCAGAACCACAATTGATGTTATTAATTAACGAGATGCACGGCGGGGTGCCTGTTGCCGAGCATAAAAAAGAAGGAGGGAAAGATGGAATTGAATAAGCCGGTTGTGAAGTTGATAAACATATCATGTCATACTCCAGAATTGTTTTCAAAAATCTGGATAAGTGCAAAGGATAACACTCCCTTTGATGAGATTGGGTCTCTCGATCCGGATAAGCTGGACAGCTTTATGTCTACGGATATACCTACGCAAGAGTTCATAAACACAGTCTGGTTTATCGGAGGCATGCCCCGCGCTTTTTGGGATCAGCTTGACCGTTGCCGGCTTGCTTCATTTTGGGAACAGTCAGGCCGCGTTCTGGATTACTCGAATTTTTCAGAGATCCGGCATTATTGGACATCTGAAAGAATCGCTGCTGATCCGAAGGCTCTAAAGATCTACGAAGACTCAATGGCAAGCATTCAGAAAGCTTATGCTGAGCTTGTAAATCTTGGGGTTCCTGTGGAAGAAGCGCGTGGAATAATTCCTTTACACATCTTAACACGCGGCACATTCGCGATTAATTTGAGAGCACTTAAAGGATTAATCCGCAATCGGATCTGTTTTGTTTGTCAAGGGAGCTACTGGCTTCCGATAATTGAGGGGATACTTGCGGAACTTAAGCCCCTTTTGCCGCCCAGAACTTTGAAGTCTTTAGTTACGCTTCCTTGCGCGGGCGGGGGTAGCTGTCCAATTGAGGGTAGCGTTATTCAAAGGATAACAGGAGAAGATCCAAATCCAATCTGTCCTATATACTTGGAAAACTTCATAGAAAATAAAAAGGAGGTAGAAGAAAAAGAGATAAAGAGGATACCTAAATATGCAGAATTAAAAGAACGATACTTTAAGTTAGTTCGGTCTTTTGGGCTGCTCAAAGGAGGCGAGGGAATTGAAAGTTAAAAAGATAGTTAAGAAAAAAGCAGCAAAAAAAGCCGTAGTTGAAAAAGTCTCTACTACGGATTTCACCCTTCCCAAAGAGAGAAGCATGCCTTGCACTAAACTGCAAGAATATTCTTCCCTTATTTATGGAAGAAAAAAGATAGGGAAGACAACGCTGTCTTCTATGTTCAAAAAAGCATTCTTCATGCTTTGCGAACCCGGAGGAAAAGCGCTGTCGCTTTATGCTAGGCCTGTACGGAATTGGTTAGAATTCAAAGCCTACGTTCGCTTAGTTATTAAAAGTAAAGAATTCGAGAACGTGGTGATAGACACTGCTGATTATTCTTACGAGTATTGTTTCGAGTATGTGTGTAAGAAATTAGTAATCGACCATCCCTCTGATGAAGCTTGGGGCAAAGGCTGGAAGGCAGTCAAAAAAGAATACGCTTCTGAAATCAATAAACTTCTTCATTCAGGTAAAGGAGTAATCTTTATCTCTCACGCTCGCGAAGAAGAAGTTAAAAAAAGAGAAGGAGAAACAACTAACCGGACAGCCAGTACCCTTTCAGGGCAAGCAAAGGAATTACTGGAAGGCCTCGTAGATATCTGGGCCTTTTACACCTACGAAGGAGATCAGCGCGTCTTGGTAATCCAAGGAGACGATTACATCGATGCCGGACATCGCGTAGAAGGACGTTTTCTTTATTCGGATGGTACTCCCATACGTAAAATTCAAATGGGGAATTCGAAAGAAGAAGCGTATGAAAATTTCGTAGCCGCTTTCGAGAACAAAATTAAAAGGGTAGTGAAGTCTACTAAAAAGAAAATAGTTCTAAGAAAGTAACAGAAAAGAATAGGTTTAGAAAAGTAATAAGGACCATAAAAAGAAGGGGGATGTAAAATGGCAACACAGACGTTAAAGAATAAAGTGTTAAAGGCAAAGAAGCTCTTTAAAAAAGCAAAAGAAGTAGCTTCTTCGGGCGGCCTCGGCAACAGTAATGTCGATGATGGACGCTATAAGGTGCAGATAGCCAGCGCTAAAGGGCCGGTTGAAGCCCAGAATTCTGGTAGGCTGCAGGCGATCTTGAGTTATAAGGTTCTGGAAGGAGAGTACAAGGACGAGAAGCTAACAAGTTTCCCGAACTTGGAAAACGAAATCGGTCTTGGAATTCTTATCCGGGAGCTACAGAAGCTCGGATATGAAATCGAGGATTTCGATGATATCGAAACCGTGCTTGCCGAGATGAATGAAGACAAGCCTAACGTCCGCATCACCATTAAGACGAAGGGAGAGTTCCAAAACATCTCCATCGATAAACTCTTATCGGATGAAGATGGCGGCGAAGACGATCCGGATGAAGAGCCGGAAGACGGGTCAGAACCGGATGAAGAACCAGAAAGCGGTGAAATTGCAGAAGGGGATACGGTTTCTTTTAAGCTGAAAGGCAAAGAGACTGAAGGCGAAATCGTCGAAGTTGTTGACGAGGATACGCTAAAGGTCAAGGCGGATCTGGACGGAAAGACCTACAAAATCGCCACGGATAAGGTGGAGAAGGTAGTTTCTGAAGAGCCGGATGAAGAGCCGGAAGCTGATGAAGAGCCAGAAGCCGAGCCGGATGAAGAGCCGGAAGCTGATGAAGAGCCAGAAGCCGGAGCAGAAGAGACCATTGAACTTGAAGAAGGTTCACAGGTTACTTTTACGCTGAAAGGCAAAGAGACTGAAGGCGAAATCGTCGAAGTTGTTGACGAGGACACTGTTCGCGTTAAAGCTGAAAATGGTAAAACATATAAGCTTAACGCTGAGAAGATTCAGCCAGTAGAAAAAAAGAAACCGAAGAGTAAAAAGCCCGTGCGTAAGATGCCGAGCAAAAAAAAGAAAAAATAGATGTATCGAAGGAGGAGAGGGGGTCAAAAAAGACCTCCTCTCCCAACCCTTCCCGGAGAAAGAATGAAAATTTTAACACACGAAGAAAGAACAGCGCGCGTCGAACAATTTTTTAAGGGATGCGTTGATCTACAAAAAACAAAAGGCAAAGACTATACCACCGAAGGCGATGCATACAAAGATCTTTGTGACGAAGCTGAAGCGATGGGCATTACTCCAGAAAAAGTTCTCTGGATTTCAATGAACAAGCATTACAAAGCAGTAAGAAATTTCTGTAAAAAAGGTCAGACTGAGTCCGAGCCCATCGAAGACCGGCTTAAAGATTTAGCGAATTATACATCCTTAATGGCAGTTTTGATAGAAATAAACAAAGAATGAATCATAATAACCTAAAAATTAAAAATAATATAGTAGGGTACGACACTGAAACAACCGGATTAATCCCGTATGGAACGTTTGAACGTTGGGGTCATTATCCTTCACGCCCCTTTGCATTTTCCTTTTCGGATGAAGATGGTAATTCTGCCTTCTTTCGCTTAGACGTAGATCCATTTACCCGCAGAGTAATTCCTAACAAATCTATATACAAAGAGCTCGGGGCTATTCTTGGGAATTCTAAAATTAGTAAAGTAGGGCATAATCTGAACTACGACATCCGCATGACTCGTTTAATGGGGATACCCTTTGCCGGCCCGGTAGAAGACACCTTAATCATGGCCCACGTCATTACTGGGGGTTCCGAACTCTCGTATCAATTAAAAGATCTCGGAGTTAGATATCTCGAGGTCCCTAGGGATGATGAGAAAGCGCTTGAAGAAGCCACTAAGAAAATTCGGCGCAGCGCTAAAAAACTTGGGTGGAAAATAGCAGAGGGCGAGGCGTTCGGTAAAAAGCCACATAAAGCGGACACTTGGATGGCTCCCCCCGAGCTTTTAAAAACGTATGCAGTCCGCGACGCCGAACGTACGATCATGTTTAAGATGTTGTGGCTCGATGAAATTCTTGAAGACCCGCAAGCCGCGCGTGTTTATGCGCGAGAAATGAAGCTCTTTCCTATTGTTCGGGAAATGGAAAACCGAGGAGTACAAGTTTTTCCAAAATGTCTTAAAGAATTGAGAATATTCTATCAAGCTTATATGGACAAGTGGCTCAAAGAAGCTAATAAACAAGGCGGTAAAGATTTAAATTTTAACAGTCCTCCTCAACTAGTCGAAGAATTTATTAAAAAAAGAAAGCATAAGCCCCTTAGTTTAACCAGTAAAGGCAGGCCTAGTGTAGATGGTAAATTCCTTCAAAGTATATCTCATCAAGACCCTTTAGCGAAAGCGATATTAGAATATAACGGAGGAGCTAAAATGATAAATACCTTCCTTGCTCCTTATGAAAGATTTTGTGTGCCGGAGGAGAAGCTACAGATAATTCACCCAAACTATCGACAAACCGGCCCCGTTACCGGGAGATTTTCTTGCGGAGATCCGAATTTAATGCAAGTAGCTTCTCCGGACGGAGGTAAAAAAAGAACTGAAGTTGAACTTCGCCCGCGTGAAGCTTTCGGGCCAAGACCTGGGCATGTTTGGTATCTTCCAGACTATTCTCAAATTGAAGTATGGCTCTTTGCGTATAGCGCACAAGAGCCGGCGATGATTAAGGCGCTGCTTTCCGGGCATGATTTTCACGGCTCAATTGCTAAACAGGTATGGCATAACCGACCTGATTTTGACAAAGAATGGGTTCACTACCGAAAACGCGGGAAATTAATTATGTTCTGTAAAATCTATGGAGGAGGCGCACAAGCTGTAGCAGATTTATTAGGTTGCACAAAAGATGAAGCGCATGTATTTATTAATGAATACGATAGCACATTTCCAGGGGTTCGTAAATTCATGAAACGAATGGTGAATCGTGTCGAAAGAGAAGGTAAAATATATAATCCATTCGGGCGGGTTTATTATATCGATTCTAAATTTTCGTACAAAGCGACTAATTACTATATTCAGGGAAGTGCCGCAGACATCATAAAAGAAGCAATGATAGCAGTAGCTGGATTGTTTGAAAGGAGATGGAAAGGATGCAGATTATTAATGACATTACACGACGAATTAATTTCAGAGATCCCTTTAAAGTACCACTCTAAATTATTGATGCGTGAGATTATTCAAAAGATGCAGGGGAATTTTCATGTGCCTTTTGGGATACCTAATCCCTTGCCAATATCCATGAAGATTACTAAATCGCAGTGGAGTAGTGCAAAAGAGATTAAACTATAAGAAAGAGTGAATAATGGAAAAAGATAAATTAAAACCATTTAAGCAGCATGGCGTTGTATTTCGGGGCGCTAATTCTTCGCAATCTTACGGGGACTGTCCTTTTACAGGTAAAGAAGGCAAGTTCTACGTTAATAAAAATACACTTTGCTGGGATTCTAAAACTGCTGGGTTAAGTGGGAATCTTCGGGGATTTTTAGAGTCTATAAACGACCAAAATATTAAAGACATGAATGCGAAGGTTCTTGGTCGGCTTGCTGAAAATCGAAAATTACCCGTAAAAGCGCTTGAGGGTTACGGTCTTGGGTATTCTGGAAATGGATATACCTTCCCGGTGCGAGACGAAAAGAATCAATTGATGGATTTAAGAATGCAGCAATTGGGAAAAAATGTTTTAAGTACTTCGGGTTGCGCGATATGGCTATTTAATGTTAAAGCAATTACGGAAGCTCCAGTTAATTGGCCTATATATTTATGTGAAGGAGAGTGGGATACGATTGCGATGGCTTGGCTATTAAAATATTTAGACGTTAAAGCAGTTGCTGTAGGCGTTCCGGGAGCTAATACATTCAAACGTGAATGGGCTCCGTATTTTAAGAATAGAGATGTTCGCGTATGTTATGATAATGATGAAGCCGGCGAACAAGGAGAAGTTACCGTTGAAGGTCGTTTACTAGGGGTCGCTAAACAGGTCGAGTTCGTACATTGGCCTATGAAGCTGCCTGTAGGTTACGACATGCGGGATTTAATTACTTCTGAAGCGGTTAAGAATAAAAAACCAAAAAAGACGATGCGTTTAATTAAAGAAATGACTAAAAAGTTTACTCGTAAATCTTTAGATGCAGGAGAAATTTTTGAAGAAGAATTTTTAAATAAAAAAGAAGCTGTTGTTGTGAAGAAAACAACCTTCACAGATGTAGAAAAGATCTTTAAAAAATGGCTCTATCTTAACGACACCGACGCGATTAAAGTTTCCTGTGCGATAATCCTTTCGACTAAAATGAAAGGGGATCCGCTTTGGATGATGTTAGTGGCGCCGCCGGGAGGTAGTAAGACCGAGATTATTAGCGCATTTAACATGTGTTCGAACGTCTACTTAACCTCGTCCTTGACCCCGCATGCGATGGTATCGGGTGCTAATGACAGAGATGGGACTGACCCGAGCCTCTTACCTAAATTAAACGAGAAATGTTTGAATATTAAAGACTTCACAGTTATTCTCGGCAAAAAAGAAGCCGATAAAGAAGAAATATTTAGTATTTTTAGAGATGCGTATGACGGCTCTACTAGTAAGGATTTTGGTAACGGGATTAAACGATACTATAAATGCCATTTTTCAATTCTTGCCGGAGTTACTCCAGTAATATATAATATGGGAATGCAACATGCCGGCCTTGGAGAGCGCTTTTTAAAATTCTATATTGGGGATGCGATTGACCACCCTTCTGAAATTGAAATGATGCGCAAAGCGATAAAGAATGTCTCCCACGAATATACCATGCGCGAAGAAATAGCAGTTGTTGTACGGGACTTCATGCATTATAAGCTCAATCAACTTGAAAGAGGGGACCTTAAACTTCCAGAAATTCCGGTTGAGATAGAAAATAAATTACTCTATGCGGTTAAATACGCTGCTACGATGCGGGGTACTGTAACTCGCGATGTAAGAAATAACGATATCGTAATGTCAAAACCTTTCCGTGAAGTAGGTACGCGTTTAAGTAAAACAATAGCTAAATTTTTAATAAATTTAGCATTCGCACTGGATAAAAAAGTAGTGGGAGAAGAAGAATACCGTATCGTTAAGAAAATAATTCTGGATTCTATTGACCAACGTGCAGAAGAAATTGTGCGTAAAATCTATATCGCGACTCCACATGAGGATGACACAATCGCAACTAGGGAGGTTGCCCGGACCACTCGATATAATAGTTCTACGGTAGGAAGAATAATGAACGATCTAAATCTTTTGAGGATTGTGAAAAGACAAGGTAAAAATAATAAATTCGAGTGGCGCGTATCAAATAATATGCGCGAATTAATTGAGCGTGCCGGCTTTTATAGCATACCATCAGAAAAAGAAAGAGTACGAGGAGATGAAGAATTATTTGAGGCGCGTGGAAATACAAAGAAAAAAGTAAAAGTTAAACTGAAGAAAAAATAAGGAGGGATTCATGGCACAGAAACAAGTTTCGTATCCAGGTCTTTTGGATAATTTTGGAAAAGAACTTATGTCCGTAATAGAAAAATTAAAAGGAGATACGCTTAAGCCGGCTATGGTGAGCGATGTCGTAAAGACACTGAGCTCGGTATTCTATTGCCAACAGCTCTTAACCATGTCATATAATCTTAGTGTTGCAAACTATGATGTATTAATGACTAGGGTAGTTGCGTCGGAAAAGAAAATGGAAGATTTACTAACTAAGGTGGCCGGGTATTCAGAGAGAATTAATTTAATTGAAGCGGCATTAAAGGTACGAGAGGATAATCATGGGAATAACGGCAGCTCCTAGTTTAAGGATCGATAAAAATTTTAAATTACCTGCGCGAACCAAAATGTATGTTCGAAAGCCTTACCCAATTCGAGCGATTCGAATGGATATAGTTTTCGAAATAGAAACCTCAAAAGGGACATTAATCGGTATGCCCGGAGAATATCTCATACAGAATTCTAAAGGAGAATACCGCACCCTGTCTGCAAAAATATTTGAGGATACATACGAAGAGTTTAGAATAGGTAGGTAATGTAGGGATGGCGTATCAATGAGGGAGGTGGGATATATAATATAGATATTAATTTTAGATTAAAAATACGTAGCCTGGTTAATTAAGAAAATAAAAAAAGAAAAGGAGAGGTTAAGATGAAAGGTACTGTAAAGTGGTTCTCAACAAAAAGAGGATATGGATTTATCGAAACGGGAGAAGGTAAAGACATATTCGTACACTATTCCGCGATTCAAGCAGAGGGATATAAGAACCTCAGTAAAGGAGATAGTGTACAATTTGAGCCGGTCGAGGCCGAGAAAGGGTTGCAAGCACAAGACGTAATAATCCTTGAAGCTGCAAAACCTGAAAAGAAAAAAGACAGTAAGTAATCAAAAAATTCATTAAGGAGGAAGATGGATGAGGCTAAATATTCGTATCGGAGATTCAATTATTCTAGCGGGAGCAGCTGTCAAAATAACCAAAATTTCAGAACTTAACGTAGATGAAAAATTGAAAGTGGATGTACCTCTCCCAATAATTGCTCGTAGGGTAACGTTTAGTAATGAAACAGAATTGATATTCTTAAACTAGAAAGGAAAGTTTATACGATGGAAAACATGAATCAAGATGCTGTAAGAGAAGAGGTAATCGGTCTTTTGAATTTTTGCGACTCCAGAAAAGAACAAGCTTTAGAACTTTTAGGATATTTAGAAAGCTTAGATTTTTATTCCGCGCCAGCTTCTTCAGTGCACCATAATAATCATTCCGGCGGATTGATAGAGCATTCAATAGGAGTAACAAAGACATTACTTCGCGTGAAAATGGCGATGTTAGATGCGTCAATGGATGTTATGCAGTATGCGACAAAAGAACAAACAGATTCGTTTTGCAAAATTTCGAATGAATCTTGCGTACTTGTGGGCCTTTTTCATGACATACATAAAATAGAAGACGGATTTGGAAAGAAATTTTATGTACCAAATTTAGTGAAGTCCGGCAAAGTATCTGAGGCTAAACCGTATGAAGTCAATAAAGAGCTTATGGCTTTTGCCGGTTCATTTAAATCAGCCTTAATAGTGTCTCGTTTTATAGATCTCTATGAACATGAGATGCAAGCTATAGCGTATCATGATGGACAGTATATTCCTTCGGGCCGGGAAGTCGCTATGAAAGAACACCCTTTAACGTTAATGGTGCATTTCGCGGATATGTGGTCTGCTGCTTTAATTGAAGATAAAAATTCTTGGCTTTATAGGCCTATTACAGAATCTAAGTTCTGTAAATAAAAGGAGGAAGATTTGAAAGAACAAAAAGTTAACTCGCCTCCTATAGAGGCTAGCTTAATTACAGACTTAAAATACTTAAGGCAAGCTTCAAAAAAAACTAGCCGAAAAGAGATAGAGGAACGTAATATTGTTCCTTTAATAAAATACGCGCTCCGTAAAGGTTGGATACAGGGGTACGGGCTAGCTGCAATTCAAGTGGGGATACCTTTAGCTGCGGCTTGGTACTGGCTTCTTAAAGATGAAGATAGCCAGAGATATGCGATGGGAGAAGGACATCTATTAATTAACCCTCGAATTATTGAGACGTTAGATCTGATTATTAACCCCGGAGAAGGCTGTCTTTCAATACCTGGAAAAACGTACACAACCAAACGATATAATAAAATCGTATTCATTAACGACGATAAAGAATGTGTAGCTGAAGGGATTGAAGCTCAGATTATACAGCATGAGATAGATCATATGCACGGAATTCTTGTAACTGATCGTGAATACGTACCTAATAAAATAGGTAGGAATGTGCTTTGTCCTTGCGGCTCCGGAAAAAAATATAAAAAATGTTGCTTAAAAAAAGAGATACCTTAAATAATAAAAATAAAATATGTTATACGACGCTTATAATAGACCACTAAGGAGAAAAAATGAATGTAAAGTCATTAAGACCTACGCGAAAAAATGTATTAATTAAAGCTTACGAATGGCCTGAAAAAACTAAGAGCGGTATATGGATGCCGTTAATGATGCAATACACAGCTACCACAGGCGGTAAAGATCCATGGCGCGGCAAGGTGCTTGCTATTGGAAAGGGCGTTACGCAAGTTAGGCCTGGAGAGATTATTAGGTATCAACCGAGTAATTATTTTAAAGAGACAATTAAGGAAGACGGGAGTCGATATATAGTAATTACGGAAAGCCTTATTTACGCAGTTGAAGATGAAGACGAAATACCTATTCGTGCTTTAAGAAACAGAGTTGTTTTTTTGCCGGATGAACAATTAGAAAAGAAATATGGGCGCATCTATCTACCCCAGATTCGTGAAGAAAGACTTCTTTATGGAACGATTGTAGTCGCGGGATTAAATTCTGGAGTGAGATCTAAAGACCGGGTGATTATTGAGAATAAAGATACTTGGCAGTATTTTGATGCTAAAAGTAACCGATATATATTAACGGATAAGCTCAATTTGCTTGCTTTAATTTATAAATATTGTGAGTGTAAAGCGCCTTCCCGGCATTCTGTAGGCACGATGCGAGATGGCACAGATCTAATCATATGTAATGATTGCGGCGGGGTTTTAAAGACACCTTAGAAGGGTGTTTGCGTCCCGCCGCAATCTTTAAATCCGGAATAGTTAAGTTTAAATGTCTCCTTAAAAAAGGAGTTTATTTATTCTGATTTTCCGGAGTTTTTTCTTCTTCTGGTTCTTTCGGTTCTTCTGGTTCTTTCGGCTCTTCCGGAGCAGAGGCCTCTTCTAAAATGGGGCAAGACCGCTCTTGACAGCCATTAACCATGCGATACGACTTATTCTTTTCGTTAACGCATTTACTATCTTGATAGGTCTTGAACTTACAATCCTTTTCGATCTCCTCAAATTTCAATTTTCCCTTTGCCATTTCAATCCTCCTTTTTAATTTCCATTTAATCGTTAATCATTCTTTAATTGAGACACTAATTTCTTCGTTGTCGAGTCTTGCTTCCTCGACATCGCTGAAAGGAATTCTGCTTTTAATTTAGTAACTGCAGAAAGCACAGATTGAATAGACGTGAGAGCGCTCTGTGCGTTAGCGGCTTTCGCGCTTCTAGTTATGGGGTCTTCGTCTAGTTTTGAATTCGTTAACGCAGTTCGTGCCGCGTCTTCTTGTCCTTTTAAAGAAGCTATTACAGCGTTCATAGCTGCGAGACCCTCATCTACACTTTTGACGATTAAGTAAGCTTCACCTGCCAATACGGTTTTTTCTTTTTTTATATTTTCGAGATTTGTCTGTGCTTCTGTAATTTTAGGTTTAATTTTTTTCTTCCACCAAAGCGTGATTATCGGCCACAGCCCCAGATAAGAAAGAATAACAATTATTAAAACCGAAAGTACTCCCATTTTCCAGAATTTTTCCCAGAGAGTTTCAGGCGGTTCCGAATGCGTATAATTTAATAATTCTTCTGTTCTCTTATACGGAATCTTTGCTGGAACAAAATTCCCTTTGGCGTCCTTGTAAAACATTGAATATTGTTCGGACACCTTGTGAATTGATTTTTGTTTATTCTTATCTCCTTCAAAAACATTGTGAACCGCTTTGCCTACTGAAGGAGCCGCAAGATACGACACTGCTCCAATGACGGCAATAAGAATAATTAATTCAATTCCTGTGAATCCTTTTCTATTTTTCTTTAATAGACCAAACATATTATACTCCTTTCTGTTTATGTTTTAATTATAAAGCCTACCGCTAAATATGGCGGCATCATATACGCTTTTACTGTGGCGCCATTTGTCGAACCTGCAGGTGCCATATTTACTGTGTCACTATTATTTGTAACTGTGTTGTCATTACCTCTTATTTTAAACCCTGCGTATTTACTACCAACAGAAGCATTACCATCTGAAGCTCCCTCACTCGCGCCATACGGAAATACATTAGTGAAATCAGGTAGATTGAATGTAGTCGAGCCATCCCCTACCCCGAATGTCGTCCCTACGATCCCATATAGTACAGCATACGTCGTTCTACTTACTGCCGATCCATCGCAAGCTAACCAGTCGGATGGAGGACTCGCTAATGCGCCTCCCCACATCGCTATAGCTCCGGATGGAGACGTCGTTATAGCTGCCACTTGATCGTCCACATATTTCTTATTTGATGCCTGATAATCGGATGTTGGGGCAGATGAGGGGGTTATTGGAAACGTACTAAATGTTTTTGCCCCTGCGATCACTTGGCCTGTCGTTAAATCTACAAAATTTTGTGTCACTGAACCCGTTCCTCCTCTTGTTAACGGTAGGGTTCCGCTTGTTAATTTATCTGTCGATAGGTTTGGTATATTCGCTACAGGGATTAACCCGGCTCCTGCAGGAAGACTCGCTAATCCGGTTATTGCTGTTCCGTGAACTTTACTTGCTGTCGTAATTTGAGCAAGTTTAGAATCCACTAATCCCATACTTGCATGGCACTTTGCATTAGTAATTAATAAATTCGCATCCGTTCCAAGTTCTAAAGCATCCCAATTTGCCCGGCATTGCGCGGGAAAATTAATAAGAAGCTCGTCATTTGTAGGATTACCTGCGTCCCAAGCCATTTTACTTACCTCCCTTCTTCTTATACTCTTCCACTACTTCATCCATATTGAATAAAGCAACTCCATGCTCATTTAACACGTCCATCCAACAGGTACTGTGCAACGTTAATCTCTGCGCATAATTGAAAGCTTGCTCCGGGCACGTAAACACATGCGCTTTAATATTAGGAGAGTACATCATAATATCTCCTCTTACTAAAATAAACGCCTGTTCTTCCATTATCGGCTTTTTACATCTGTGGCAAATGAGCTCTTCTTTTTCCTTGCCAAAGAATGCGCCCAATGCCAGCATCGCTTTTTTAAATCCAGACTTAATATTTTTTTCCATTTTATCCCTCCTTTTCTTCTACGTTCTCTGCTTTCTTTGCATGATCCCTAAACTTTTTTAGTATAGCATTGAACTGAGGTACACTATGCCCCGCCCCGCTTATAGAAATAGAATTAAATTTCTTCTGTGTAACGCCGTCCACTCTTATTCTATAAAGCAGAATTCCAGACTTGACTTCTCCCATGCTATCATATTCTATGACTAATTTATGCGGTATTAATTCTCTGACTGCCATTTTAATCTCCTATATTCCGTGTGACTTCCAATTAAAATCTCCCGTTTGTACCACCCCCGCAGCGTTATACAAATGAACAGTAAATCCTGTTGTATCTAAACTAGTTATTTTAGAATAAATTCCACTTCCTGTCATTATTGCTACAGACACTGCAGGTGTCTCATGATATGTCTTTGAGAATGTAATATCCACTCCAGTCGCGGCGACGGATATAGTCTCGTTTCCATCACTGAATTCGTCAACATCTGGTAGGTCTGCCGCATAATCAAATCGAGTACACACAAGAGCGATGTCCAATGCGTCCCTTGTCATTGTCATTCTTAATTGAAAATATCTGCAATAGAAATCGCCTCTATGAAATTCCTTCCAGTCTGTCCACGTAATATCATCTTCGGAGGTTCGTATTTCAAACGATAAGCTACCTCCGATTTCTTCACCTACGAATCTTAATGTTGTGCTATCGCTAAATTTACGAACTGCATCAGAATTAAATGTTAAGCTAGAAGTTACGACGGCTATTGCCTCGATGGTAATAGAAAACGTAGCTACGTATCCGACGTCTCTCTGGGGTGCTGTATATGCTGCGCTTAATTCAGTTGCAGATAATCTTAAATTATTTCCGTCTATATACATTTTAATTCACCGTTTTAATTTCATTTAACCTTAAACTGAATACTTAATGTAATCTATATGGAACTCTCCGCCTTGACCTGTTGATATATCTCTCGAACCGAATGTAAACCCCTTATTCGTTGACGTAGTATTTAGAACTTTGTTAATTCTTTCGATCCCATCAACCTCTACGATAAATGAAGTCCCTACAACTTTTATTTTATAGATATGGTATCCGTCTGTGGGATCCATTGAATAAACTCCTGCCCCGCCATCTACATCAAACCACGGAATTGCTATCAGAGTTTCATCAATGTAAAACCTGTAGTATTTCGTTCCATCATCCACATATAATAAAAATCTACACGGATCTGAGATTGCCTTCATACGAAGCTCAATTATATGTCCTGCGCTATTACTTGCCAGGTCGTACCAAGGGTCTCCTGAACTATCATGCTTAAAGTACAGATATGCGCTTGTAGAATGAGCAGTTGTCATATCAAAACGTAAACCATTATCACAATCCGCATCCGCTTCTACTCCATATGAAGCCCCTAAGTAAGAACCTGTTGCCCAAGGATACGGGGATACGTTTTCTGGATCTACATAACCCGCCCCATTATATTCTACTGTCATACCGACGAAGACACTCGATATTAAATTACTTGAATCTAGCATGAGATTATGCGTGTCTATTCTACATGTTAAATTACTTGAGCCTATTTTAAATGTAGCTACCCTACATGTTAAATTTATACTATAGTAAACAGCTACTCCGCATGTCAATCCTGTCGAAGCTCGATTAAATACAGTTACCCTTGATACGACAGAAGAACGCCGTATCTTAATCCCTAACCATGTGGTCTGTTCTGAGTATTCCAGGATTATATTTTTATACGGAATAGTCTCTATCGTCAATACTGCTTCTTTTGCATCGATTGAATAATTACCTGACGTGTCGATTGCTTTAATCCAATAAGATTGACTCGCCCCGACGAATAGATCTGTCGTTAGATAAGTATCTCCTTGAACAAATGTAATATAGCTTGCGCTAGCCCAATCTGCTCCTATACGAATTTCATACCCCAGTTCATCTACATCAGAAACTCGAGTCCAGCCAAATCTAAGTCTATCCCTATCCTGATTCACTATAAAGGTTGCGACATCTGAAGGCGCTGCTGATTTACCTACGATTGTGATAATTGCTGTCGGCGCGTCAATTAAAGATGCTTCTTGACCCATAGTTGATACACTTACAACCGCCACTGTATACTGGACTAAGTCTATTAATCCGCCTATTATCTGAAAATATCTACCTGCAGTTTCTCCTTTATATTGCCAGCTGACTCCTGCATCATCACTTAAATATATTTTTGCTTTAGCATACGCTCCCACATGATACCCTACCAGCGTCGGTTTCTCCATCCATAGATCGATAATATTCTCAATTGTGCCGTCTTTTAACTTCACTAAACTTTCTGTTAAATTTAAAGATTCTACAGGAGGCGGGGTTGTTGATAAGGATGAATAATTAAATGATGGAATAACGAGTTCATCATCTGTATAAAGAGATTCTGAATATTCTACTGCTTGTAATTGGATGGTATTGTCGGGTTGTTTTTGTAGACTGATTAATCTATAGTCTTTCTTTTCTATTGCGGTTTCTCCAAACGCATAAACGTCAAAAGCGGCGGGTGTAAATGAGAATGCCACGGATACAGTTATTGCTGAAGCGGTTCCCGGAACATTCGTCACTACTCGCTCTTCTATTACGTCTTCATTTGATTTAACTCTAAGCGCGTATGTTTTGCCATTCTCTATTGTCATGTCGCTATCGAGCTGAACTGTTTCTGTTGTTGAGCCTGCTATAATCCTACCTGAAAATCCTACTTGAGGAACATCGTGCGAGAAACTAATGACGTCAAAAGCCTGACTAGCTAAAGCATCTGGACCCACCTTTATACTTAAGGATCTATTTATAGCTCGTGAACTACGCAATAAATAATTGGCTTCGCGGATTGCATAAGATCTTTTTGTTACAAAAAGTCTAATGCTCTTTTTTCGGGTTGGATTCGTTGCTGAAGGTAAATTATTAGTGTCTATAACTGTAATGACGTCGTCTAAATATCCCTTAGATGCGTCTGCATACGTAACCTCTATAACGTTATAGACTTCCTTTAACGATTTAAATGATTCTTGATATGAATCTTTTACTATATTGCCCATCCCAAAGAGCTGCGTTGCAGTTTCAGCTTTGTCTATTTTAATTCGTATTTTGCCTCCTGAATAAACTAAAACTCCTCTGAATGTCGAGCACAGTTGTAGTACAGAATCGATGGCTCGACTCGGGCTATCTAAGACTACGTCAAGCCTGAATCTCTTTTCATATCCTCCATCCCCATCCGCAACCTTTTCTTCGCAGTATTTTGCGGTCTCTAAATTCGTAGCGTCATCGATTATGGCATCGTCAATATAATTACCTAAGCCGTAGCGCGTATTTGTCAAATAATCTTTTATACACCACATAGGGTTAGCGCTCCACTTATCCACGTATGTCGTACCGTTCCAATAAACTTGTGAGTCATCGGAAAACAATTTCCATTGCGAAGCATCCGGATCCCAATAATAGTCTATCCAATCGACTGCAGTTCCCGCGCCTCCAGCGGCCGTTCTTACATCAGGTATAGACACCTTTTTACCTTTCACTGTAACCTGATAATTTGGTGCCGCGCCAGAAAGCTGGTCTGTCGCTAATGCTCTAATCCCTGCTAAAGCGACGTTCGGGTACGTTAAATCATCTGTGCGTATTTCATCTACATAATCAAAAGTGACATTCCCGGTGTTATAAAAATCACTGTCTTCAGAAGTTTTTGTCAGTCGAATATCATATTGTTCTGCAGCTAATCCTAATTTACTATATATTCTTCGTATTGCTGTTCTCGACTTATCACTAATCTCCAGAGTTCCTGCAGTTGTGTACACGCCTGAAGAATGCAATTTGTATTCTACTAAAATAGTGACCTTCCACGCGGATATCGAACCCGACGAACTATCCGTAGAATACAGCCCTGAAGGTAGAGTTATCTTTAACTCAAAACCCTCCACCGTAGTCAGGGATGTCGTGTAGACATACGGGGTGTCTTTAAGGAGAGTAGCCGACACATTATTTATGTCGTGTAGATCGGAGAAATTAGATATAATGCCTTGATTATTCATCCCTAATCTGGTCTGGATATCTACAGTGGATGTTAAACCTCCCGGCATACTATAGCTTCCTTTAAACCCGTCTCCTCCTCCCTGCGTAGTTGCATTTAAATAATCAAAATATGACGGAAAAGACACCATTCCTCCGCTATACGTATAATAGCTTGTCGTTATAGCGACATTATTCTGGCCGTATAGGACAAAATCACTAACTACCTGTTGTAAAGGATAGTATGTGGGGTACGTAAACATTGCAGTTAAATAAAAGCTTGTCATACTATTGTCTACTTTTCTTAATACCTCTAAAATTACGTCTGCAGATTCTGCCGATCCGACAAAGTTAGCTGATGGATTATCGTTTATCTTTAGTGAAGATATCGATTCTATTTCTCCTTCACAAATAGCTAATAGTGTATTCAAATAATTCTTTTCTCCATCTGTCCAAATGTATTCATTTATTCTATTACCTCCTACCGCATGTTCTCCATAAATTACCGGGATAGGGCCTCCCACAGACTGGGTAGTTTGTGTCCCCTCCCAACCATATGTAGGAGAACTGTCGTCTAAGCCTCCTTCTCGAGAGGATTTACCGAATGTAGGCGTTGCCGGCCCGCGATACGTCACATACTCGTATACACTGTACGCTACCGTCGCTACGAATAAAGCAACTAATGCTACATTCGCCCAATAAACTATAGCCGCCCACGTTACCGGGTCAAACTCTATGTCTGGGATTATTATAATCTCGTCGCCGTTTTTAATAACGTGCTTAATATCAGAACGAGTTTTTCCACTAACGATAAAACGACAGTCCTTAAATTCAAAGCCGGATAACCTTAAATAACTTTCTAAAGAAGAACCCGGCCAATAAGGAATCTCAGTAGTTAGACGCCCTTTATTCGAAAATATATTCGGTATGAATTTAATATTTATCATTTATAACAACCTTTGAGCGGAGTTTTCGGCAGCCTTTTTCTATACAACTTTTAGCTTTACGCTGCCCTATTCTTCGTCTCCAATATTTACATCGATATACTATCATTCTACGTCTCTCGCTTTCAGATGATAAAATCCTTCAAAATTCTTTACCCAATGTTCGCCTGTCCAAGCCTTTATTATAACCCCGACTCTTTGAGAGCACTGAATAAAACGTTCTCCGCTTAAGCACACGCCTCCGTGATTTGCTATATTTCGAGAATTCTTAAATAAAATAACATCAAATAATTCTGGTTTATCGACCTTGACCCATCGTTTATGATACTCTTCGTATAAGGATTGTTGGGTATTTCCTTTTGACCAATGCAGATCATACTCTTCTTTTATATCTGGAATTTTAAATTCCATATCCGCATAAATAGCTATAAGAAGACCATAGCAATCGAAACCGGCCATAGACCTCCCTCTGTGCATGAAGGGAGTTCCTAAATATTTATCTATTATCTCTTTTTCAGTTATCATCCTAAATACGTCCTTTGCATAGGTACGCTCGGAAAAGCCCCGAACCGATCAATATTATCTCGTATACGGCAATCCGCCATTGTTTTATTGCATACAGTTTGGTCACCAGAATAAGCGCATTCTGTGCCTGAAAATATCCATCTACAAACGCCTCTTGTATATGTACCGTAGGGCAATTCTACCCCCAAAACATCAAATTTACTAGAACAAGTAAATACGGCCGCGCCCGCATTAAAATCATATTTATCTATATAAAACAAATACTCTATATAATTATCGGTGTCTGTTAACAGATCGGCCCACACTAATTTAATGCCGATCTTTTTTCCACGTAGATCATAATTTTCTATGTAGACCTGAATTATTCTACCTGCATTGCCCATTTTAATTCTTATAGAATCTATTTCTCCTGTAGTAGATTCAGATATCGGGTCTAACATTATCGGGAATGCTGTATAAGTTATCCCATCAAAAACCATATCTGATTTAGCTTCAGCAAAATATAAATTATTATCCTCACCATCATAATCATAGAGTGTATAAAGATTCGTCGGTTTGTTGCACTGTTTATTCTTCTCTTGTGTAAATTCTGTAGGAACTGTGTGCGCCATATTTAATCCTTTACTAATTGTATCTCAGTGTCACATTGATCGTATGCGGTATAGTCATATGAGAATTTATCTTTAGCAAAACGAACCGTATATTCAGTATCATCTAAAGAACATGTGAATGTAAAAGAGGTTGCTTTACCTAATTTAGTTTCAAAAAATGCTTGAATTTCTTGCATCTCCGTTAACGTTCTTTTAAGGAATGACAATTTCCACCATCGTCTTGCCGAAGACCAAACAGGTCTGTACTGTTTAACCCCGTTTTCAAATTCTGATTCTTGTGTCTTAAATTCAGTATCGTTCGCTATCGTATAATCTGGAATCCATGTAAAGTCTGACATTATGTGTACCTCTTTATTGTGCCTCTTAAGGCGCCATTATTCATAATCTCCTCTATCATACCTGATGCGAGGGCTTTTTTATTTCTTATGACATCTGCCGCATCCCACGACTTTATATTCTGAATAAGATAGATTGGGGAGCCTCCTACTGAGCCATTTCCGGCATTTAATTTATTTAAATTTTCCGCTCCGCCCACAGTTGCCATGCCATTTCGAGATAAAACACCTTCTCCAACTTGTGCCTTGACCATCCTCTCATCTACAGACATCCCTTCATGAGCTACCACAGCCATGCCGAATGCGCCTATCCCGCCTCCTTCATGCTTAATCTCTCCGCCCTCATGCTTATTCCAAGTACTACCCTTTGCAAACCCGAGTAATTCTAAAACTGCCGAGCCTCCAGGTAGTGCACTAATCGCCATAACGATAAGCCACATAGCGACTAATTGTGCGACAACATTCGCAATCATTCTAATTATTGCTTCAC